CTCCAAGCAATCTAAATGCAATCTTATCAGGATCTGCAACACTAGCAGCAGTACAAGAAAGTAATTATACAAGTACAGGATGGGGTAATGGAAGATATAGAGGAAGTAAAACCAATTCAAAAAACTACGGAGGAATACCTGCTACACTATCTGGAAGAACATTCTCAGGAGCAATTTACGCACCACAAACACTAGACTCCTTCATACAATCGCAATCTTTTTCTACAAGAATTTTACAAAATATGTTCCACACAGGAAAAGGACTAACACCTACATACGAAATAGTTAGTAGCAGTTTTACAACAGTACCATTGATTGATGCTGATGATACCTCGATACTAATAGCTGCAGCTGGTGGACAAGTAACAACAGGTTCTTTCGATATTAACACTCTTATTAAGATAGACCAGGAAAAAATGAGAGTAACAGATTATATTGACAACAGTAACGGTACTTTCTTAGGGGTAACAAGAGGATTATTCAACACTCTACCAGCAACACATAGCGGAAGTAGTGGAATAGCTATAATAGCACCGACTTTTATATATGTGTACGACAGTGTACGGAGAAGAGAAAACGCTATGAGTAACGCAAAAATTTGGGTGGAAGAGACAGAAAAAATATATTATACAGATGCTTTTGGAGCAGTATATACAGGAAGTCTTTAAAATAAGTAAGTAGGTTGTATACTATATTTAAAAAGCATATATTTATAATAAGATAAAAAACACATTATGGGATATTTAGATAATTCGATTGTAACAGTTGATGCAATATTAACAAAAAAAGGTAGAGAGTTACTTGCAAAAGGAGATGGTTCCTTTAAAATTACTCAATTTGCTTTATCAGATGATGAAGTAGACTATACATTGTATAATCCAGACCATCCACTAGGATCTGCTTACTACGGGGAAGCTATTGAAGCTATGCCTTTATTAGAAGCATTTCCTGATGAAACTCAAATCATGAAGTACAAGCTTACAACTCTTCCAAGAGGTACAGCTAGATTACCTATTTTAGATTTAGGATACGCATCCATTAAACTAAAACAAGGAGCAGCACTTGCTATTACTCCTCAAACCTTAAACTATTTAGGAGCTGCTCAAACCTTTGAAGCAGGAGGATATGTAGCAACTATAGCAGATGCTAGAGTATTAAACTCATATAACGGAGTAGGTATTAATACTACGGAAGCAGAGAGATTAAATTCAACAACTACCCTAGGAACTAACGTTTCTAAAACAGTAATTGGAACCTCAATCAATTTAACTGCAACAACAGTAAATACATTATTTGGATCAAATACACAACTACAAACCACAATCACAATAATTGGTAGAGATTCAGGAGCTAGAGTTACAATCCCTGTAACTATTATCAAAGTAAATCAATAAGATATAAGATATGTCATTTAAAAGATTAGACCCAGAAGATATTTCAATTTCAGCAGAAGCAATTTCAGCTCCACTATGGTCAACAGGAATTTCAATCCTTACCAGCTTTATAACTTCTTCCAACCAAGTCTCAGGACCTACAGGAGATTATTACTATAAAGTATTTGATAATGTAAATAACTTAAATACACAATTTTCTTTAACATTCGGCAATAAAACCGGAGGAGGAACATTACTATATAATACTAATGTACCAATTAAATCACCCTCTTCTACTATCTACGGACAGTTTAGAAATTTAGTATTTGGAGATGAAGAGACTGACTTCGTATTTGGAACAGTAACACAGAACAGTATCTATGCAATAACTTTTGATAGATCAAGATATAAGGAAAAATTACTTCCAGGAAGCTTTAACCTTAAACTAGCAAATCCAGCTACAGGAGATAGCTTATACCTTACCGATAACAGTAAAGATGTATCTACAGTATCTTATGTAGATGCAGGAAGAGTGTATGAATTAGTAAGTGGAGCTAACGGAAACGCTTATTCAGGACAGGGGTACACTACCTCTCAAGGATCTTACGGAAAATTTCTACCAGACGTAGGAGTTGTTATACTAAACGCAGCAGCATTAGATCTTTCAACACCACAGGGAGTTTCTTTAGGAACAGTTACAACCGCTAATACCGATGGTAGGAATATGGATAAACTATATTCTAGAATTGCATTTGGAGCAAGTACTGAAGCTCTTTCCGAAGAAACAGTATCTTCAAATTATGTATTTGTTCGAGTAAGAAATGGTGAATTTAACTATTCAACAAATCCTTCAAACATAACAGGTTCAGGTGAATTAAGACATTCAGTAATGGTTAATACCCCACAAGCTTACATCACAACAGTTGGATTATACAATGACAGTAATGATTTAGTAGCAGTTGCTAAATTATCAAAACCACTTTTAAAAGATTTTACAAAAGAGGCATTAGTGCGAATCAAGCTTGATTATTAATGAATGAGTACTTATAAAAAGTTAAATAAGCAGGATGCATATATTACAACATATAGTGCTAAGAAATCTTGGGTTGCAAGTGGAAGTTTTTATGACGATTATAAAATACTAAAACTAGCAGGTATATCAGGATCTAAGTACTATACTTTAAATTCTACCGATATACGCCAATCTGTATCTAGCTCTTATGAGTACAATACCAGCTTACTTTACAGAAGTATACACCACCTATACTACAGCCTTTTTCAAAACGCTCAAATACCCGCTACAGGTTCTTATGAAAATTACTTACAATCTTCATACAATGTAAGTGGATCTAGGTATATAAATGATACAATAACAGTATTTTCATTACCAAGAGAAGTAGTAGGAGTCAATATAGAACCAGGATCTGTTAGAATATCTCCTGATGTGAACTTCCCTTTTCATAACTATGTAACAGGAGGATACTCGGCAGATACAGTAACCCAGGAAGATGGGTATATACAGACAGTAGACACTTTATTCGGTATTCCAGCAACAGGGATTGATTATATCGATGCTGAAGGAGATTACGTAGTAGAAACAGATCCTACACCAGGAGAGTACCTAGAGTCAAATGGAGATAATAAGTATACGCAAGTCATTCTAGATGATGGGGAAGGTAATCTTTATATGGAGAATACTAAACCTAGGGTATATGTAGGGAATGTAATTTACCCTCACGGACAGTTAATAGTTGTAAATAAGATCATAGCTCAATACTATAATGCTTATTTTGATGCAATTATAAGTTGGAAATCTAATCATCCTATTTATACAAATAATTACCACTGTCGAGTAAAAGAATCAGAGTATAATTTCACATTTAATCCTTCTGCTCTAACAGTAGTAAATAAACCGTTATATTACAGTGACGGAGCTATATACAAGACAACTGGAAGTTTTATAGATGGATACAGAAACGATAACATAACAGGAAGCGCATTTCAGCCATACATAACAACAGTAGGGCTTTATAACGACGCAAACGAATTAATAGCAGTAGGGAAGATGGGTCAACCAGTTCCAAAATCTGCAAACACAGAAATGACATTTGTTATTAAATTAGATATATAAAAATATGGCATCACATCGACAGATAACCCTTAGAAATGTAAAAGGTACTGCATTAACCTATGCAGAAATGGATCAAAATTTATCCTCTTTTTTTTATTCTGCTTCTCTAAGTAGTACAGACTTATTACTACACTATACAGGTAGTTCTGTACTAGGTGCACCATACACGCCTACATCAGTAACAGTACCTCTAAATCCACTTTTAGCAACAATAACACAGCTTACTGTAGCAGGAACTCAAGTAGGAGATATTCAATATAGAATTAATAACTCTACGTTAGGAGCTGATTCATCATTCAAATGGGATACAGTCAATTACAGGCTAGGAGTAGGAACACCAAGTCCTGTAACAACCCTACATGTAACTAACCCTGTAAATTCAGCCCCTACTAGGTTAAGAATTAGTACACCAGGAACTAGCACAGGAAACAATACAGCAGCTTTAGAATTTGCTCTTGGAACTACCGTTATAGGGTCAATTGGAAAAACATCAGGAAATACCTCAGATTTATATATAAACAGTAATGTAGGTACAAGTATATTTACTGCTATAGGTAGTACAAATATACTACAGACAAATGCAACCGGTTTAGGAGTTAAAGCAATTCCAAATACAGACTTAACAGTACAGGGAGTAATAGGAGTTGGATCAGATACTACAGCGAATCAAGGATTAATAGGAAATATTGTTACCCCACAATATCCTACAGGAAAAGTATTAGCAAACAGTTTACCTTCTAATTCAACATTAACAGGCTTATTGGTAGAATCTCCAAAAAATTCAGTAGGATCACTATCCGGCGGTCATGTAGTTATAGGATTAAATCAAACAGCTACAAACACCAGTTATGCATTCTCAGTAGTTGCTGGATCAAACGGGGCATATACAACACCGCTACTGACAGTGAAAGCAGACGGTAAAATAGGTCTTAATAAAGCTAATCCAACACAAGCACTAGACATAGTAGGTAATACTACTATGACAGGTAATATTTATGTTTCAGGTTCTGCAACAGTAATAACTACTACGGATTCACTAGGAGCTAATTCAAAAGTATTGACAGTAAATGGAGCAGGCTTAGTACAGTATGCTAATAATTTAATGCCACTAGGAGGTATTATAATGTGGGAAGGTTCTGTAGGAAGTATACCAACAGGATGGAGATTATGTGACGGACAAGCTGCAGTAAACGGAGTAACAATCCCAGATCTAAGAGAAAGATTTATTGTAGGAGCAGGAGCTGAAACAGGTAAATTAGTAATTGACTATTCAGCACCATTTACAATATCTGCTATTCACCTACCAAGCGGTATATCTGCAACACCAAACAATATAACATATACTATAGATACAGCAAACGCGTACTATTTAGATACTACTGGAAAACTTAGACAAGGAGTTAATATCGATGGATATAACTACCACTTATATAAAGGTCCAGGAAGTACATCAGCAACTAGTTTTAAGTATATAGTATTTGATAATAGGTACAACATGTATGTAGTAGTACAGGGAGCTTTACCTAGTGTTGGATCT